ACTGTGACTGTGACATAGTATCTATATAAGAAGCAAGACTCCCCTGCCAATTCTCATTCTCAAAATGACATGGAACGAAGACAAGGCATCTACTGGTTACTCACGATCCCCTTCCATGAATGGACCCCCTATCTACCGCCGGGCGTCTCTTGGATCCGAGGCCAGCTCGAGTCCGGCTCAGAGTCCGGATACCTTCACTGGCAGATTGTTGTGGCCCTCACAACGAAATGTTCGTTACGAGGAATTAAAGGACTGTTTGGAGACTCAACCCATGGTGAACTCTCCCGTACCAATCGTGCCTCGGTCTACGTCTGGAAAGAAGAAACACGTATTGAAGGAACCCAGTTTGAACTCGGAGAACGGCCCTTCAAACGAAACTGCTCCAAAGACTGGGAACAGATCTGGGAATGTGCTCAACGAGGAGACCTTATGTCAATTCCAGCCGATGTTCGTGTGCACAGTTATCGGACTCTCAGAGCTATCAGCGCTGACTATTCGAAACCACTGCCTATGGTCAGAGATATCCATGTTTACATCGGTCCAACTGCAACTGGAAAGTCCAGACGAGCTTGGGACGAAGCCGGAATGGAAGCTTACTGTAAAGATCCCAACAGTAAATTCTGGTGCGGCTATTCCGGTCAGCCAAATATTGTTCTCGATGAATATCGTGGCCGTATCGATGTCTCGCACTTACTTCGGTGGTTCGATCGTTATCCGGTCAACGTGGAGATCAAAGGATCAAGTGTCCCACTATGTGCAGAATCCTTTTGGATTACAACCAACTTGGATGTTGATCAATGGTACCCTGATTTAGATGCTACTACTCTGGAAGCTCTAAGGAGAAGACTTAAGATTACTTACTTTCGTTAACAATAAAAATTTATAAAATCAATCATATGGATTTGTACTAACGGCTGGGTTTTCTTCTGCAACGTCTACAACGTTGCCTACGACAATTTGAGGGAACACACTAATTATCTTCGTTGGCAATTTGTTGTCAAGTTGTTGTTTCACACCAGCTGCTGTTGATGCAGGATAAGTAAAGCCTGCAGAAGCTGGAACTTCCAATTTAAAAAACTCCTTGAACTCAATTGCTACACCACCACCACCAGTCACCGGTCCAGAGACAATTCTACCTACGTTATTTCCATCTGTAGTAACCAAATCCTCGTAGTATACAAAGAATACATCTCTGCTCCAAGTAGCGAACTCGTTCATTACATCAACGAAACCGCTGTTCTCGTAAACATACTTCTGCCAATCAATAGATTGTTGATTTGGGCCTTGAACGAAGAAAGTATTCGACTGGCCAGGTTCTAAAATACACGTAGTGACTTCTGCCTTCCAGCACTGATTGAACTGAGGTGAATCGAAAGGCACAGAATACAATGTATTCGGGGTGTTGGATGCTGGATTAGTCTGCAATCCTTGCATAGCAAGCATTCCACGAATCCAATCAGCATAGGCATCATTCGTAACAGGTAAAACAGCCTTATTCAAAGGCTTACACTCATACATTTTGATGGTGTATGTTCTCTGAGAACAGTTTTTCAACTCAAATGATGCCCAGCTGTTAATGACATAATCCTGTCTAATGAAGGAATTATTCCATTTGATATCGGTCGTTGCAGGGAACTCGACAACCGGAGCTTTGTTGAACAGCACATCAGCTGCTGCAATCATACGCAACGGAGTGAACAAGTGACCAAAATCTTTAATAGACTGTTGGTAACTACCCGTTGCTGGCAATCTATCGTAATGGACTTTCAAGTGTTTCCCATAGATTTTCTCGTCTAACGCTTTGTGAACTTTACGTTTAAACTTCCCAGACACTTTGACGCGTCGTTTTTTCTTCAAAACGACTCCTTTGCGCTTCCTTTTCTTTATAGCTGCAGGATTACCAGATATACTTCTGTAGCCGCTAGCAGAAGCGCTCCCAGTACCACGCCCAGTAAAAGCGCGATAAGTACCCTTTGCACTCCGCATCGACACGTCACTGAGTCTACGATCGAACGGATTAGAGCTACGACGGCTAAGAATGCCGTTGGTGATAGTACCTCTGGTGCTTGGAGTGCTGTAACTGTTTCTTCGTTTCTTTGGGATTGGGGCCATTGATTTGGAAAGTTGTTTTCCAAGATAATAACCTTTAATTGCTCCTCTGGTGTTGTCATGGATGAACCCAAGTGTTCCTCCTGCAAGACCTGCGAGTTCATGCCTAATAGTCATACTTTTTGTTGCCTATATACGGGTTATCACGTGAGTGAGAACGGAGAACTCGCGCCTGTAGGGTAATACTTAAATTCTCAAAATCGAATTTTTGGTGTCCTACAGAAATGAAGGGGGGCCTAGCCCCCCATACCCCGGGGTGAGCGGGAAAGGTAAAGGCCCAACCGAAACCCCCTAAAGGGGGCCCCTCGGTTGGGGTTTATACAGTTTTGATTGGGTTGGGTAAACCGAGCTGGGGTGAGCCAGCTCAACAAGCCTGGGTGAGCGGGTAGGGGTGACCCCTAACCCTAAAAATAGCACCTTCCGGGGTTTGATCCCCGGTCTGTCACATGTGACAGGTCCACTATATAGGTCTATAGTACTGGCATATGGGGGACTCCCCTGTCACAATGTCACTCTGGGTCAAGCCACG